TGTACCCTTTGGGAAGAAGTCACGAATGAGGCCGTTGGTGTTCTCGTTTGTGCCCCGCTGCCACGGGGTCGCAGAAGTAGACGGCAATCTTGGTATCGATGGTAAACGACTGGTGGTTAGACATTTCCTTTCCCCTGTCGTAGGTGATTGACTTCGCCATTTCTTTCGGGAGCCGCCTGACGAGCTTTCTAAGCGCGGCGTCGAAAGTGGCGGTCAGGTATAGGCGTCATCAGAAGGAAGCGGCTGGCGCGCTCAACGAGGGTGATCACTGCGCCCTGGTGGTCTTTACCCACGATCAAATCACCCTCCCAATGCCCAGGGACGGCCCTTTCGGCGGCCTTTCGTGTATCGTCACGATGCCCGCGCGTTTGTCAGGGGGCCCGCCTCTCTTCCTCCGCTTCGGGCGTTGTTGCCGAAGGCAATCGATCAGCGCTTTTCGCATCGCACCTTTTCGCGAACGCCCCCGAGGGGGAGGTAGAGGAGCGCTCCTCGCATCGGGGCAAGCAACCTTCGTCGGGTGGAAAAAGGGCCTAAGTAACCTATATACCCGGCCATTCCCACGAGTCCCCAAAACGGCCTGGCCGCGCCCCCGCTGCGTTAATTGCCCAGGCGCACGCCACGTTTCGCAACGCGTTTGCCCGTCAACTATAAGGAAGGGGCAAGGCGTAACGCGGATATAGGACCGCCCGAGAAACCGATATGGTAAGGCACCAAGTCCGGGGCCCAACTGACCTGTATAGGACCGAGAAAGAAAAAACAGGGAGTGGTACGTTGTGAACCGTACCACTCCCCCCCCCCCGCATCACAAGTACGAACTTGTGATGCGGAACTTTCTCGCTCTGTAGTCGAAGTCTACAGAGCGAGCATCGTACATCAATTTCGTCCCCAACTGGCGCATGTGCGCCAGTTGTTCCTTCAATTCAGCTTCGGCCTGCGAGGCCGACAAGTCGGCCTGCACAGATTGTTGGAGGAGGTCTTGCGTGGCCTCCTCCACGACTGTCCAGAATTCGAAGTCATCGCGTCCCACCCGGGACGCGTCCCAAAACAGCTCCTCGCGGAGCTGCATCTCAGCCTGGGAAAAGCCCCAGGCGTAATTACTTCTGGCCCTCTGGGCCGCTTCTGCGGCCCAGAGAGCTGCTTCGGCGAGCATTAGCGCTCGCCGAAGCTCGCGGTTTCGAGCCTTTCGGCTCAGCCCGCGCTTTGGCATTTGGTTTAGCATATCTTGTGCGTGCATTTGTTCGCACGCCAGTCCAAAGTGGGGAAATGATGGCTACGCCCACTTTGAACACAAGGGGTGGTACGCTTTACAACGTACCCCCCTAATCTATTCACCCATGCGGGGAGGGGTTTCAGGGAGCTGGGACCCAGTACTCGCCGATTAGTCTCCGTAGTTTTTCATACACGCGGCGTAAGGAAGTGTGTCAGGCGTGAGGGTTTGGGTACGGGGGGGGTGGGTGAAATCGGCGGGTATAGGGGGGACTACGGTATAGGGGGTACCAGTTCATTCACACGCGCAATTTTTAATCCCCAAATCTTCCAGTCCGATAAATTTTACCCAAGTCATAACTACAAATAGTACGGTATAACACAAAATCTATTGATATTTACGCTAAAATGACCAACATGCAGCATTATCCAGTGAACTACTCTGCACAATACATTGTGGAAGAAGGGGTTATCGATAACCTGTTTAAGATATTTTCTGGGTACTTCCGGTTTTCCCCGCGTGAAAAGATGATCATGCGGTGGTTGCTCAAGTTCAAATGGGCGGGAGTGCACGTCATTGACTCCACAGTAAAGGCCCACATACGGCAACAGCTGGGGATTTCGGAGTTCAATTTCAACAACTACGTGAAAACGCTTCGCTCCAAGGGCGCGTTAAAGTACACGGAAACAGGGAAACTTACGTTGGCGTCGTTTTTTGCCAACCTCAACTTTACGTCAAACGACCCTTTTACGATTGAAGTGAAGTTCACTTTAACCTACAACCCAAATGTTCAAGCCAAAGAAAGACGAGTCTGACAAACGGTACATGATCGAGCTGTTCAAAAGCCGCATGGCTCCCGAGCGCAGGAAGCGGTTGGTGGACCGGACGCACGAAAAGTTTCCGGAATACTCGAAAGACCAGTTGTTTGTACTGTACATGTCTTTGTGGGACGGTATATCGAGGACGGTAAAGCCGGAAGAGAAGTTTTTCCCACGCGTTCCCATACCTAGCTTTGGCAGATTTGAAAGCCAGGAGTACAGGAGAAAATGGCGGAAGCTGAAGGATATCGAGTACAACGCAAAAAAGCAGCAAAACGCGAATGAAACTGATACAGATCAACGCAAAGGGTGAGGCTTCGTTTACCAGCCAAGCGTCTACTTTGCCGTCTTTTGAACGGCTCGTGCAGTCGTCGGGCGACAAGTCCGCCCAGCAGCTGTGGGCCAAGTACATTTATTTCATGGCCGACTTCGAAAGCCCGTATTCCGTGTTCCCGGAAGAGGAAAGGGACGCCAAAATACGGTCGGAGCTGTTGAAAAACGAGGGGCAGGACATCCCGGATTACGTCAAGAAGTGCGTCGGCTTGTACAAGGAGCTGTCCACGTCCGAATCCATACGCCTGCTTGAGTCGTCCCGCCTCGCGGCGCACAAATTGGGCAAGTATTTCCAAGAGGTGGAGATAACCGACGACAACGTGGGAAAGGTGTCGAAAAGCCTGAAGGAGGTCAAGGACATCATCGTGTCGTTGAACACGCTGGAGGAGCAGGTCAGGAAGGAAAAAGTCGCCCAGTCCACCCACCGGGGCGGGGGCAACATCAGCAAACGGGAACAGTAGGCCATGGAGGAAGTAATATCGTCCCGGGAAAAGCCGGTTGTCGAGCTCCGGTACGAAAACTACCGGTTCAAGGACACCCACTTGTTCAGCCCTGCGGCTGCCGTTTTCAACGAAACCGGCGCGTACACGGACGCCCCCGAAGGGACGTTGTCGTACGACGAGTTTTGGGACGAGGAAGAACGGAGGGTGCAGGAAGGGTACACGGTGAACGGGGTACGTATCACGGGGGACCACTACTTTTACCTGAACTATTGTCCGATACGGGCCCTCGGGGACGTTTCGCCGAACAAGAAGCTGAAGAAAAGCTTGCAGTTCCCGCGCTTTTTGGACATTGACTACCATTTCTTCACCCAGTTCGAGCTGGCCGAGCTGGCCGGCGAAGGGATGATCGTGGGGAAGGCCCGCCGCAAGGGCTTTTCGTTCAAGGCGGCCGCCTTGAAGGCCCGGCGGTATTCGTTCCAGCGGGAATCCATCTGCATCATCTCGGCGTACGATTCCGAGTACGCGAACTTTACGATGCGGATGGTGCTGGACATGCTGACTTTTGTCGACCAGCACACCGCCTGGTCGAAGCGAAGGCTGGTGGACAGGAAAGACCACATCGAGTCGGGGTTCATCGACATATCCAATGGGAAACAGATAAAAAAAGGGTTTCGTTCTCAGATCATTACGTTGTCTTTCCAAGACAACCCGGACAAAGGGATCGGCAAGACGGCGGATTTGTGGTCGTTCGAGGAGGCCGGGAAGTGGCCCGGCCTGTTGGACGCGTACGGGAAAATCGACCCTGCCTTGCGGGAAGGGTCCGTCCGGATCGGCACCCCGTTGATATGGGGTACCGGCGGGGACATGGACAAAGGCACGGTCGATTTTGAAAAAATGTTCTACTCCCCCCACGCGTACGGATTCAGGGCGTTCAAGAACGTGTGGGACGAAGGGCAGGAGCACAACGCGTGCGGGTTTTTTGTCCCCGACTACATGTTCAAGTACCCCTACATAGACGAGGACGGGAACTCCGACATCGAGGCGGCCAAGAAAGTGATACTGGAAGGCCGCAGGCAGGCGCGGAGTTCCAACAACCAGAAGGTGTACGAGAACAACCTCACGCAGTACCCGCTGTGCCCGAGGGAGGCCTTCCTGCGCACGTCCGGGGCCTGTTTCCCAGCCGGGCTACTGAACGCGCACCTGTCCTACCTGCAAGCCCACGGACAGGCCGCAAAGCTGGGTCAACGGGGGTATTTGTCGCACAACGGGTCCACCGTCATCTGGAACCCGGACGACAAGGCGGTCGAGGCGGCTTACCCGTACAAGCCCACGGAAAAGGAGGGGTGCGTGGTAATTTACGAACACCCGTACTTCGGGGGGAACTCGAAGGTGCCAGACAATTTGTACATTGCCGGGTGCGACCCGTATTCGCAGGACACTTCGTCGGGTGATTCGCTGGGGGCCATCTACATTTACAAGCGGTTTATCGATGCGTCCCAGACGTCCGACATCATAGTGGCTTCTTACGTGGGGAGGCCAGACCGGAGCGAGGCTTTTTACGACACCTGCATACTGTTGCAGGAATACTACAATGCAAAGTGCCTGCACGAAAACATGTTTAAGGACATGAAAAACCATTACTATAAGCGTAACAAACTCTATTTACTTAAAGATGAACCAAAAAACACCATCAAATCCATAATTTCGCAGAGTCAGGTGAACCGTGGGAAAGGCGTCCACATGACGAAAGAGATAAAACGTGCTGGTGAAACTTGGATAAACGACTGGTTGACCGAAGTGGTTGGGGAATCGAACGAATTGCGACTCCATACGTTGCAGGACAAAAACTTGATCGCCGAACTTATACGGTACGATGGGGTAGTCAACTCGGACCGTGTGATGGCGTTCATGATGGTGATGATCCAATTACAGGAAGACCACAAGATAGTCGTGAAAGACCGCAGAGCGGAAGAGTTTAGCAGCAGTTGGAGCGTTTTCCATAGCCATTTTTCGTAACCTTGCTTTATGAGCTCCCCCCTTAATTCGTTTGTCGCCCAGCTAGAGTCCCGGAAGGAAGCCAACGAAGGGTTTATTCCCCCCCAAAAGCTCACGGAGGCGGAAAAAATAGAGCTGTACGGTTCAGTGGCGGAATGGGTACGGAACACGATAATGGGGTTTCGGCGGCAGTACACCCATTTCCAGCAGCAGAACCCTTCCGCGTCAACCCACATCTTGGACAACTACGAGCTGCTGCAAGGGCGGTTCAACACGTCGATGGTCGACTACATCGACAAGTTCAATTCGTACATGGGCGACGAGCAGCGGTTGCCCACGGCCGGGAAGCCAAAATCCCCTGCCAAGCTGCACCACTATGACATTTTGTCCACGTCGATCGAGCGCATACGGGGGGAGGAGATCAAGCGCCCGTTGGACGTGCGGGTGGTGTCCACCAACATGGAGACCATATCAAAAAAGCTGGACGAAAAGAACGAACGGATACGGGAACAAATCGAACGGGACTTGGTGCTGGCGCTAAGCAGGAACCCGGAGGTCGCCCCTTTGGTCAACCCGCAGGCGGTCGAAATGGCCTCCAAAGTGCCGGTCCAAAGCGCACAGGAAATCGAGCGGGACGTAAACGTATCGTACAAGGACAAGCTGGAAAAGTACGGGGACATTGCCCTTCGCTATTTGTGGGAACAGAACAACCTCAGGTTCAAGTTTTTGAAAGGGCTTGACAACCTGTTGTGCTCGTACTTGGACTGTTACTACGTAGGGAAGCGCTACGGGGAACCGTACTTGCGCGTGGTGGATTCCCGGTATCTGGAGTACGATTGCTCCGCAGAGACGCATTTTATCGAAGACGCTTCTTGGGCGTGCGAGACCCGCTACATTTCGGTCAACCAAGTGTACGACGAATACGGGGAATACCTGGTGGAGGAAGACATCGACTACTTGGAGCAGTGCAAAGGGAAATGGTTTTCCGTCCCTGAACCTGTCGTAACGTCCAACACGGCGGTGAAAGTGGTGAACTACGAGTGGAAGACGCTGCGGAAGGTGGGCCATCTGACACGCCGCGAAGAGGGGGAAGAGGACTACGTGGAATCCATAGTGGACGAATACTTTCCGACCAAAGGGTGGAAAAAGTCGACCGAGTACGTAAACAACGCGATGAGGGAAGTCCACACTTCGCCCAAAGGGGAAACGCTCGTGTGGTATTGGGTCCAAGAGGTGTGGGAAGCCGTCCAAGTGAACGACGACCGCGTGATCCATTACCAAGTGAAGCCCAACCAGTACCGGTCTTTGTCCAACCCGATGGAGGTCAAGTTGGGGTATTGCGGGGTGAAGGTCCAGTACCCGTTGATGGAGCGGCTGAAGCCGTACCAAATGCTGTACAACATCATAATGTACCGCTTGGAGCTTACGATCGCGAAGGCCAAAGGGCAGGTTGGTTTGTTTGACATAGCCCAAATCCCTTTTTCGGAAGGGTTCAACATCAACCGGTTCATGTACTACCTGGAAACGATGGGCATCGCGTTCGTCAATTCCATGGAGGAAGGGAGAGGAAGCCAAGCCGGCACTACCCCACGGTGGTCCAACTTCCAGACGCTGGACCTTTCACTGGCTAACTCGATCGCGTCCTACATAGCGATACTGGACAAACTCCAACTGATGGCCGAGGAATCGAGCGGCATCAGCAGGCAGTCAAAGGGCTCCATATCGCAGTACGAAACGGCAGGCGGGGTATCCAGCGCCATCCAGCAATCCGCCTACGTAACCGAGCACATATTTTACCTCCACTCGCTTGCCCGCATCCGCGCGCTGAAGCAGCTATTGGACATATCCACCATATGCTGGAAAGACGGGAAAAAAGGGTACTACTTCTTGGACGACGACGTGCAGCGGCTTTTCGACATTGAAGGGCAGGTATATTCGCTGGCGGAGTTTGACCTCCACCTGAGCAACCACGCCAAGTACGAGAAAATCAGCCAGTTCTTGGAAGCCAACGCTTTGGCGGCATTGCAAAACGACCAGCTGCAACTGTCCGACGTAGTGGCGGTGTTGGAAGCCGATTCGGTCAACCACAAGAAGGTCATTTTGGAATTGGCGAAAGAGGCGCGCAAGGCGATGATGCAGGAGCAGGCGTCCGAGCAGGCAAGTCAGCTGCGACAAGAGTTGCAGGCAAGGCAGATGGAGTTGGAAGCCAAAATGCAGATGAACCGCGAGGACAACGAGACCAAGCTGAAGGTCGCGGAGATAGCCGCCAATGCCAAAATCAAGGACGACTTGCGCAACAGCAAGGAGTACGTGGCGGCCGAACAGCAGTTCAAGGAAGCCAAGCTCCGCGAGGAAATGGAACAACGCGAAAAAGACCGCCAACTGGAGCGTGAAAAACTTGAAACCGAAGCG